GCACGGCTGGCTTTCATTTGTCGGGATTATATTCACCGTGGACACCGCTTGGCGATGTGGCGAAGGACTTTGTCGCGGCTAAAGTATTGCCTGACACGCTTCGCGTTTTTGTGAATACAACCTTGGCTGAAGTCTGGGAAGAACAGGGTGAACGTGTTGATGACTATGCGGTTGCGGAACGCGCTGAACAATTTGGCGACCGACTTGATAAGCGCATATTGATGATCACTTGCGGTGCTGACGTTCAAGATGATCGCGTTGAGATTGAAACGGTCGGCTGGGGGCGTGATGAAGAAAGCTGGTCGCTTGACTATCGAACGGTTTATGGTGATCCGTCTTCGCCTCAACTGTGGCAAGATGTTGATAACGTCCTGATGTCTAAATACGAAACCGAAGATGATCGCATATTACAGCCACGCGCGACTTGCATCGACTCCGGCGGTCATTACACGAAAGCGGTCTATGATTTTGTTAGGCCGCGTGAAGGTCGCCGCATTTTTGCCATAAAGGGGATGGCTGGGGAAAGCCGCCCTATCGTGTCAAGACCGACCAGAAATAACATCGGAAAGATACGATTATTTACTTTGGGCGTTGACAACATAAAAGAATTGATTTTTTCCAGACTTAAGATACAATCGGAAGGTGCGGGATATTGTCATTTTCCGGCTGATCGTCCAGATGAGTATTTTAAGCAACTGGCATCATCGGAAAAAATTGTTACGAAATTCTCAAAAGGGTTTCCGCGCAGGGAATTTGTGAAGACAAGAACTCGAAACGAAGCGTTAGACTGCCGCGTGTATGCAATAGGGGCATTGGCTATTTTGAACACGAACCTAAACACACTGGCAGACCGACAGGCGCACAAGGCAGAACAGCCTAAAGACGATGCGCCAGTTAACCATCAGCCGCGCCGTGCTTATCGGAAGCCGGGCGGTTTTGTTAATGGGTGGCGTTAATGGCAAATCTATTTGATACCGATAATGCACCGACACTTGAACCTGATCAGATCGTTGTCGGTGATCGCGTTACTTGGCGCAAAAAGAACTTAGGTCAGGATTATCCATCATCTTCATATACAGTTGGCTATGTTGCCAGAGCTTCATCAGGCGGTGGCACGCACGAATTTTCAGTCACCGGTTCGGCGGATGGCGATGATTATCTTTTTACCGTTACATCTGTTGCCAGTGCATCTTTTGACGTAGGGCATCATCATTGGCAGTTAGAAATTACCCGAACCAGCGACGATGAACGGATTGTTATCCAAACCGGTTCGTGGGATATTATTACTGATTTGGATAACAATGTTGATCCGCGATCCCACGCTGAAATTATGCTAGATAAAATTGAAACGGTATTACAAGGTCGAGCAGACGCTGACGTTCTATCCTATTCAATTAATGGTCGTTCGCTTTCTAAAATACCGGTTGCCGAACTGGTTGAATGGCGTGATTACTATCGTGCTGAAACAGTTAAACAGCATCGCATCGATCACGTTAAAAACGGTCGCGCACACTCTGGCACGATCAAAGTGAGGTTTTAGAAATGGGCTTATTTGATTTTCTCAAGCGCACTGAAGAACCAAAGAAATCGTTCAAGAAACGTAATTATGCGGCGGCGCGTGCTGGACGTTTGTTTGGTGATTTTCTGGATTCTAGCAATTCTGCCGACAGCGAGTTGCGGTTTACACTTGAAACGATGCGAAACAGATCGCGCGAGTTGGTGCGTGATAACGAGTTTGCGCGTAGATATGTGAATCTAATGAAGACAAATATCGTTGGTGACAAGGGTTTCCATCTTCAAGTTAAAGCAAGAAATGAGGACGGCAAGCTGGATGCGTCAGGCAACACCATCATCGAAAACGCTTGGAAGCGTTGGGGGCGTTTAGGCGCACCAACAGCGGATGGTCGAATGTCTTGGTATGATTGCCAGCGTTTATCGATTGAAACGCTTGTTCGTGATGGTGAAGTATTTGTTAAAAAGTTATCCGGCACAAAATATCGTGACGGCTTTGCTATTCAGTTTATCGAAGCCGATCTGGTTGATGAACAAAAGAATGAAACGCTTACCAATGGCAATCAAATTCGGATGGGTATTGAATTAGACAAGTCGCATCGACCTGTTGCCTATTGGGTTTTGACCGCGCATCCCGGTGATAAATATTATTATTCTAGTCAATCGCGCAAGCACGTTCGTGTTCCAGCAGATGAAATGATCCATCTGTTTATGGCTAATCGCACGCATCAGACGCGCGGAGAACCCTTTATGGTTTCTGCTATGTCAGCAATGAAGATGTTGCACGCCTATCGTGAAGCAGAAGTTATAGCCGCACGCATACAAGCATCTAAGATGGGCTTTATTAAAACACCATCTGGCGATGACTATGTTGGCGAAGGGTATGAAAACGATTTTACGCCTGTTATTGATGTCGAACCGGGTTCGTTTCATCAGTTGGGGGCTGGTCAGGACATATCGTTCTTTGACCCGAACCATCCTAATAGCAGTTATTCAGAGTTTGAAAGTGCGATGCTTCGCGGCATTTCATCAGGTCTAAACGTTTCTTATGCGGCTTTGTCAAACGATCTATCATCAGTTAATTATTCATCTATTCGTCAGGGTGCGCTTGATGAACGTGATGGATATCGTGCGATGCAGATGTTTATGATTGAACATTTTGTTGAACCGATATTTCGCGCGTGGTTATCTAGCGCGATGGACTTCGGCGGCATTCCGCTTCCAGCAAACAAGTATGATAAGTTCAGCGATAACGCTATGTTCCGTGGTCGTGGTTGGAACTGGGTTGATCCGCTTAAAGAGATAAATGCGGCGGTCGTTGGGCTAAACAATGGCATCTTATCGATGCAAGACGTGGCGGCCAACTATGGGCGTGATGTTGAAGAAACATTCAGCCAGATAGCGCGTGACAAAGAACTTGCAAGTCAATTAGGGCTGTCGATGGCGTTTGAACCGTTTGGAACAAAGATGCCAGCCGCGCCAGAAGTTGAAGGTGGTGACGATGGCGACCTATAAGGGCGAAGAAATTAATCTAAAACCGACCGCAACAATGGCTGAAGAAGCGCAACGCGGTCTGGATTGGCGTAAAGAACACGGTCGCGGCGGTACGGAAGTCGGTGTTGCGCGTGCGCGTCAGCTAGTAAATCGTCAGGAATTATCGCCTGATACTGTGCGGCGAATGGTTAGTTATTTCGCGCGGCACGAAGTTGATAAACAGGGCGAAGGGTTTTCGCCGGGTGAAGACGGTTATCCGTCAGCCGGACGCATCGCGTGGGCGTTGTGGGGTGGCGATGCTGGTAAATCGTGGGCTAATGAGAAGGATCGCATTATGGATAGACTTGATGATGAAAAACGCGCCGCACCTGACGCATTAAGCGTTGGCGATTTTGTTAGCTGGGATAGTTCCGGCGGTCGTGCGCGTGGTAGAATTGAAAAGATAGAGCGTGATGGCAAAATCAACGTGCCGAACACAGACTTTAGCATTACTGGCGAAGAAGATGACCCAGCCGCTTTGATACGTTTATATCGTATGGGTGAAGATGATTATGAGGCAACCGACACGCTGGTTGGTCATAAATTCAGCACGCTAACCAAGATCAATGACTTGCGCGGTGAACGCGAGATTGATTTTTCTGCTGATTTTGATCATAATGCTCAAGATGCAACCGAAGAAAGAGGTGACGATATGGAACAGCGACATATCATTGATGTGCAAGAAAATGATGATGCCTATGTCATCACTTTTGCAAAGCCACATCAAGAAATGGAAGAAAGCGGCGATGATAAGGATATGGAAGAACGTCCATATCACGATGATGAAGAAGAACGCATTGAACGTGCTGATCTAGTTCATCGCGCTATGGATATGGATGATCGCGCTATTGATGAAGAAACACGCACAGTTATGGTTGGTGTGTCTTCAGAAGAACCGGTTAAGCGTTCATTTGGAATGGAAGTTATTGATCACAGTCGCGAAAGTATGAACCTTGAGTTTCTTAACTCAGGTCGTGCGCCGCTTCTGCTAGATCACGATATGGAACGTCAAATTGGCGTTGTGGAATCTGTTAAACTTGATGAGGAAGCACGCCGTCTGCGTGCGAAAGTTCGCTTCGGAAGAGGCGATCTATCTTCAGAGGTGTTTAACGATGTGACGGATAGCATCCGTCAAAATATCAGCGTGGGCTATCGCGTAGATAACCGCGTTGAACGTGAAGGCGATCCCGAAGAATATTATCGGGTGGCCACCACACCTATGGAAATTTCTATCGTTTCAATCCCAGCGGATCAGTCAAGTCTTGTTGGTGTTGGTCGGTCGAGTTCCGAACCTTTACACGCAACCCTAGAGATCAAAGGAGATGACAAAATGTCAGATATCGATCTTGATGCGGTACGGGCGGAAGCCGCCAAAACCGCACAAAAGAATGCTAAAGAGATTATGACTTTAGCACGCAAGCACAACAAGGCTGATATGGGTGAAGAAGCCCTTGGTCGTGGTGCTTCAATTGATGAGTTCCGTGGCGAACTTCTCGAAGCAATCGGCAACCAGCCGCTTGAAACTCCAGCACACGTTGTTGACGTACCGGTAAAAGAAAAGCGTGAATATTCGCTTGGTAAAATGATCCGCGCACAAATCAATCACGATTGGAAAGATGCTGGCTTTGAACGTGAAATGCACGATGAAATTGCAGTTCGCACCGGCAGACAGAGTGAAGGATTTTATATCCCAGATTTTGCTTGGCGTGCTGGCGCAATGGCAACTGCCGCAACTGGCGCAGTTGGCGATGAAAATGTTGTTGATAATTTCATCCCGACAATTCATCGTGGTGATATGTTCATTGAGGCATTACGCTCAAAGCAAGTGATGGCGGCTCTTGGTGTCACCTTTATGGGTGGCTTAACTAACCGCATCAAAATGCCAAAATTCTCAACAGGCGCATCAGCCGGATTTGTTGAAGAACTTGGCGCAGTTGCCGATCAGTCACAGACTGATGCCGGCGTAACGCTTCAGCCACGCACAATGGGTGCATATGTTGATATCGGTCGGCTTGCTCTTAAAGAGTCAATCCCAGCACTTGATCAAATCGTTCAAGACGATCTGCTTCGTGCGCTTGCAGATAAGTTAGAAGCAACCGCCATCAGTGGTTCTGGTTCTTCTGGCGAACCAACAGGCATCTTAAATGATGGCAACGTAGGTAATGTGGATATCTCCTCTGGTACTGACGTTGCGGCTCTGACTTGGGCTGATCTAACCGATCTGGTTAAGACAGTTGAGGACGCAAACGGCGTTATCAACCAAGCAACCCTTGGCTGGCTAACAAACCCGAAGGTGAAGGCGAAGATGGCTAACACTGTTAAGGTCGCGTCAACCGACAGCATTATGCTTCTGAATGATCCGTGGAATAGCATTTATGGCTATCGTGCGGAGTTCACAGGCAACGTTCCATCAAACCTAAATCCGGGCGATGGCGGAACAGATGCTTCAGCACTGATCTTCGGTGACTTCTCACAGTTGATGGTTGGTCTATTTGGCGCACCATCAATTCTTGTTGATGAAACAACCGGTGGCCTTGCCGGAACAGTACGCATCATAGTTCATCAGGACGTTGACGTTGCACTTCGGAACGCCGCTTCATTTGCTATCACAGATGAAGTTTCAACCGCATAATTTAACTGGTGGACGGCTTCGGTCGTCCACCATTTCTGACAGGGGTTTGTTATGAAAGTTAAAATTCTGGAAAAATGTTACACTGGGGAACGCGGCAATATGTTTGCTGGAGAAGAACACGAAGTTAATGATCGCATTGGCGAAAAGCTAATTGCGCGTGGTTTGGCGGAATCTGTTACAGCGAAGAAGGCCGGTCGCTCTAAGAAGAAGTTAGAAGATCGTTCATTTGATGTTGCAGATATTGAAACGCCAGAGGACGACTAATGGCTGTTGAAAGCGCAACCGACCGTGCGATATTTGTTGGCGTTGACGACTTTGGTGTTGCCGCAACTTATACTCCGTCTGGCGGTTCTTCTAGTACTGTTAACGGCATCTTCGATAATGATTTTATTGAGGTTGATGCTGGTGGCGGTGTGGGTGTTTCGCTTCAGCAACCGCGCTTTCATTGCCGCACTGCGGATGTTTCTAGCGCGTCTGAAGGCGATGCGTTAGTGGTTAGCGGTGTTAATTATACCATCCGCATTGTTCAAGACGATGGCACAGGAATGACGATGCTAGTGATGGAAAAGGACTGATGGCACACGTTCGCAAGCAAATCAGGGATGCGGTAGTTACGGCGGTCACAGGATTAACGACCACCGGCACGAATGTGTTTCGAAATCGCGTTTATCCTATTGAGCAAGCGAACTTGCCCGGCTTATGCGTTTTTACTAGAACAGAAGCCGTTGTTTTTGATACAATGACACTGGCGAGATCAATCGCTAGGAATTTAGAAATTATGATTGAAGCGTATGTTGTCGGAACTGCGAATTACGATAACACGTTAGACCAGATTGCCGTTGAGGTTGAGGAAGCATTGGCGGCAAACGTAACTTTAGGAAGTCTTGCAAAGGACGTTATGGTTACGGCTTTTGAAGCGGATTTTAGTGGCGATGGTGAACAGCCGGTTGCTATTGGTCGCTTCACGGTGATGGTTGAATACCGCACCAAAGAAAATGACGTTGAAACAGCCAGCTAACAGGAGTTAATGATGGCAACATTTAAAGGAAACGATGGAGTCGTTATAATTGGCTCTGATACTATGGCTGAAGTGATTAGCTTCACCATTGACCAAACCGCAGAAGTGATCGAGGATACAAGTATGGGTAATAACTCGAAGTCATACAAGGCTTCTTTCACCGATGCCACCGCAACCATTGAAACCTACTTTGACGACACAGATGCGGCGCAACTATCTTGCACTGCTGGTTCGGCAGTAACGGTCAATCTTCAGATGGAAGGCAATACCACCGGCGACCATCGCTTGACCGGATCAGGGATTGTTACAGGGCGTTCGATAGGTGTTGCACACGATGGCATCGTGTCTGCAACATATAGCGTGCAGGTCAGCGGTGGTCTGACTGAAACGACAGTATCGTAAGGAGATTTCTAAATGTCACTGGGGAAAGAAATCTTAGCACGCGTAAACAACAGACGGCAACGGAACATCATTGAAGTTCCTGAATGGGGCGAAGATGATAATCCGTTGCTGGTCTATGTGTCATCGCTAACTATCGGTGATATCGACAAATTACAGCGCAAGCACAAAAACTTTTTAGTTGATATGCAAGTGTCTGGAATGGTTGATATGATCATTATGAAGGCTGAAAACAAAGAGGGCGATAAGTTGTTCACGCTCGAAGATAAGATGTATCTGATGAAAATGGATTTAACTGCTATCGCCAACATAGCCGGAAAAATGATGAACAGCATCGATGGGATAGAGGAACACGAAAAAAACTAACTAGCGATCACTTGCGCTTTAACGTAATGCAGTTATGTGATCGCTTACACAAAACACAACCGGAGATAGAAGAATTAACGGTTGATGAACTGAATGAATGGTTCGCTTATTTTAGGATAAAAGAAGATGGCAGATCAAAATCTCAAAATCAGAATTCAAGCCATCGACACCACACAACGCATATTCAAGGCAGTCGCTAGGCGGCTGAACTCACTCCGTAAGACTGTCTTTAGCTTCCGCACCGCGCTGGTATCTCTAGCCGGCGCTGGTGGCTTTGGCTTCCTGATCAAATCATCGATGGACAGTATCGATAAGATCAGCAAGCTATCGCGGACGCTAGGTATTAGTGTTAGCGATCTGCGAAAATTAGAGTTTGCGGCTGATCTGTCTGGGCTATCTGTTGACACGGTTGCGCGTGCTGTTCGCAACTTGAACCGCGTGATGGTTGACTTCCAAGGTGGCACTGGCGATGCCAAAGATTCGTTTGATGAGTTGGGGATCACTAGCGATGACTTAAACGAAGTTATGGGCGACCAGTTCAAGGTTCTGGAACTTCTAGCAGACCGGTTTGAGCGTGTTGAAAATAGCGCGGTCAGGTCATCCATCGCACAAGACTTGTTTGGCGGTCGCGCATCTGAAATG